AGGCGCAACAGGTACTGCATGGAGCCTGGGTATGTGATCGGTGCGCGTGTTACGCCGTCCGGCCCGGGGATAACGTCAGGCGACGTGATGTCGTAACCGCCCGTCACGCTGTCGCCCTGGCAGACGATAGTGACGGGAAGCTGGTCGATCCGCATGCGCTTGTACGCGGCCCGCAGATTCTCGGCGTTTCGGCGTGCGTACTGGTCTGCGCGCAGGGCGGCGAGTTCAGCGGCGACGGTACTGGCCGCGCCGGTGATATCGAGCGCGCCGACCATGGCGGCCCCCGCCGCCTCGCTCAGGTCCTGCCGCAGCACGGCATCACCCATTGCGACTAGAAACGGCGCGTCGGTCGCCCAGGTGCCGGTCAGCGTGTACGGCAGCTCGGTTGCCGCGGCAGCACGGTAATACTCGCCGGAGTAGCGGACGATCTGGTTGCGCGCGGTCAGCGTCAGTGCTGCGGCGTAGTCGCCGAGGAACTGGTAGCCGGACGCGAGCAGGAATGCCTGAAAGTCGGCCTCCATCCCCGCCCACGACTTGCGCGAAACGCCGAGCCGATCCGGGTAGGACTGCGCCGGCCCATTGACCAGCTTGTCCAGGTTTCCAGCATTGTCGAACAGGTCACGCGGGTCATTACTGCCGATCGCGTTGCCAGTGTTATAGGCCATGAAAATCTCCGGGCATGAAAAAGCCCGCTCAGTGGCGGGCTCGAGAATCGATGTTTTCGGCTAGGCCGGTGTGGCGTCGTCGTATGTGTAGATGCGCGGGTCGTACCCGACCGCCTCGACAGATGCGCCGTCGCCGGACGGGCTGATCGATGTGACCAGCACCGGGTAGCTCCAGCGGGTAACGGGGCCGAACAGCAGGTGCGGCGGCTCGATGCTCCAGCTCGTGTCCGGCGTGAAATCCAGCTCCGGAACAGTCAGCCGGTAGTCGTCGACGCTGGTTGCGGTATACGGGCCGGAGAGCGTTCCGTCGGGCCGGCGCAGGGCGACGACGTGCGAGCCGTCGCCCCACGTCAGAGGCTCCGAGGACTCCAGCAGATAGCCGCCGCTGACCGTCTCGACACTCATCAGTAGCGCGCTCTGGCCGTAGCCAGGCACGTCGTCGCCGACAGCGCAGTAGCTCATGTAGCCAGAGTTCCAGGCGTCAAGCTCAGTGCCCCAGCTGTACTGCGTGCGGCGGTATTTCTGCTCCATCCTGCGGCGCATGCCGATCCGCCATGCTCTGGTGCGATCGGTCACGCCCTCGAGCTTCATCTTCTCGACGCGCCGGCCGATGTCGCCTGGGAGGCGGCACTCGACCGTCTCGACCTGCCACGTCACGCCATCCGTGTACTCCACGTCCACGCCGTCAAAATCATCAGGCTGCGGCGCGCTGAACTGCCTGGACAGACCCTCGGTCATGTTCTGCGGCGTGTACATGTGCTCGAAAACAGAGCGCGGCTCATCGCGGGCCGGACGGATCAGGCCTCGATTTATGGTCAGCTCGGCGAAGCCAGCGGCTAGCGCGTCATTGAGCGTCTCTTTGACAGTGCTTGAGGCATCGACAATGGCGTCGAAATGGTCGCCGCGGTCCTGCCAGATGAGGTCGAGCCGGTCCAGTTCGTCGAAGTCGATATCGGCATCGGTATAGCCGATGGATTTTGCAACGTACGCGACCCATGGAGCGATCCCGCGCGTCGGCGTTTCGATATCCCAGGCGCCGCCGTTTCGCACGGGCAGCACACGGGTTGCGATCACCGATACCAGCTGCTCGGACTGCGATGCCAGCCTGTGTCCGCCGCGCAGGCGCAGAGCGATCGTCGTCGCACCGGCGTAGCTTGTCGGCCCCTGCAGTTTCGAGCGCAGCGAGTACCACTGCACAGTGTCCTGAGTATTGGGGTCGGTGCTCTTTGCCCCGATCCTGCGGATGCGGACCTCCGGGCGCATGGCCGCCGGTAGCGTCAGTTCCTCGGTAAAACCCATCTGGTCGAGCGTCTTCGCCGAGTAGGTTTTCGTGACGCTTGTCCATGCGCCGGCCGTGGCCATGTCCCTGTACTGCAGCTCGACAGTCACATCCTTGAATCGCAGCGAGCCTTTGCTGCTGATGCGAATCAGGCCGCCGGGGAAGAACACGTCCCACTCCAGCTGATTCGTCGTCTCGCCGGCCGGGCAGGCGGCGAACGGGCCGGCCCAGTCTCCCTCCTGCGTCGAGGCGTCCAGCGAGATGAGCGCATCGTAGCTGGTCAGCGGATCGAATCCCGGCCAGGTCGACGGATCGGTGCCGCCGGTGTCGGTCAGGCGCTCGACGCTGATAGCCGTAGTGCTCGCCGCTGTGAGCCTGTACCGCAGTCCGGCATAGCCGATTCCCATCAGCCGCGAGCCAGTCAGCAGGTCCAGCACCGGCGAGCCGTCTGGGTAGTTCAGCGTGATCTGATCCGGGCTTCCTGGCGTGTAGGACTCGATCTCGTACAGGCCCGCATTGTCGCCAACGATCTCGATCTGCATGCCGACGAAGGGCTGGAGCTGGTCGAAGTCGGCCTCGATGATGTCGCGCGATGCCCCGCCATCAATGACGGTGTAGGGATACTCGGCCTCGATTCGAGCGATCATTCCGGCCGCCCAGCCGTCCGGGAACTCTCCGGCACCGGCCGGAATGGTGATCGTGTCGCCGCTGAACAGATAGGCAGTTGCGGTCGGCACGGGCTCCACCTCGTAAGTGGCCCGCAGCTCAAGGCCGGCCGTGCCGCTCGACGTGCTGCCGACCTCGGTCGCAGAGTGCCACCACGTCGACACGGGATTTCCGCTCAGATCGGCGCCCGGCTGATAGATCGTGTACTCGGCATCCTCGCCAAGCGAGATGATCGGGGTATCGCCCACCTGGACTTCACTCGGCTCGATCTGGTACTTGCCCTTGCCGATGCACAGCATCAGGTCAACCCACTGGGCTTTCGGGTCGGTCGCGTCGAAGTAGCGCCTGGGCGGAAGCAGGTAGTCCGGGTAGACCTTGCGCCGGCCCGCGACCTCGCGGATCGGGGTGTTGATCTTGACTTGGTTGCCCTTGGCGTTCGCCTCGCCCAGCTTGTCGCCCTGCCCTGCGCTCTTGGGCAGCTTGGGCATTTTGGGCATGAACAGGCCCGTGACGAATTTCACCGCGGCCTGCAGCGTCACGGCAGCGATGACCAGCTCGCCGCCGGCCGGCTCGATGTAGATCGAAACCTTATCCTCGGGGCGGAAGCGGAACTCCCCCCAGCAGGCGTGCGGCACGCGGCAGCCGTTGACGCTGATGCTGACCGGCGGTGCCTCGCGAGCCTCGAAGCTCGGCACCTTGGCGCGCAGCCACTGCTCCAACGTCATGCGCTCGGCGGTCTGGTGGACCTCAAGCGGCCCGCCGGCCAATTTCGACGGGTAGATTTCAATCGGCATTGGGCTTGTCTCGGTAGTAGATGACGCGCAGGTAGCGGCGCTCGAAGTCGGTGATGCGGAGCCAGCGGCAGCCTGTGCGCTGGTTCGTCTCGAGCACGGCGAGCCGGCCCTCGGCCTCGATCACCACGCCGACGTGAATGCAGAGCTGCCCGCGGAACACGGCGGCGATGGCCCCCGGATCCGGCGCGCACTGCTCCATCAGATCGGCCTGCAACTGGTAATCCCGCTGAGCGCCCGGGCTGGCCTTCTCGTGCCGCCCGTACTCCGGCAGCAGCGGCAAGCCGTAGACCTCGTGGCGCACCGCCCGGGCGAGCCCCCAGCAATTCAGCGCGTCCGGCCCCATTGCGCCGTCTCGGTAGGGCGTTGCCAGGTATCGATCGATCCAGCTACTCAAGGGCGAGTACCAGCTGCCGGCGCTCGCTCCAATAGTTGAGGCTGGCCTGCAGCGGCGCCTTGATCTGCTTCCAGCGGCTCAGGCCCTTGCCGCACTCGCTGGCGGCCTCCTGGCTTTGCATCAGTTCATCGCGCGCCCGCCGGTACTGCTGCATGACGTACTCGCCGCCCTTGTGCAGGGCGTCCAGGATGTCGAGCACCCAGCGACGGAACTCCTTGGCCGCCTTGGTGCGGGCGAACATGGCCAAAAGGTGGGCGCCGCGCAGGGAGAAGATGCGGGTCTTCTGCATGCCGCCGGCGGACGGCAGATCGATCACCGCCGTCATCGAATCGGTGAACTCGTCGGCGTTGCGCTCATAGAGCTGCTGGACCTTGTAGGGATTGGCGTAGCCAAGGGCTGCCCCAATCTGGGGCAGCCTTGCCCACAGCTCGCCGTCGCGGGTGATCATCTCAATATGGCAGTCGCCGAAAGTCAGTTCGCGCATCAAGTAGTCCTCGCTCACCGGGAAATAAGGTGCGCGGTCGGGCGGGTGGATGAGCGAACACCCGCATTCAGGAGCGACCCTAGACCGCGCAAAACAAAAAGCCCCGGCGGTTGCCGAGGCCAAGAAATGGAAAACCCCGCTCGATGGCGGGGTCTGGTTTGCTTGCTCTCGCGTTACAGGTAGCGCAGGCCCGGGGCGAACTGGAGCGTGTAGAGGTCACGCGGCCAGCCGACGCCGATCAGGTCGAAATAGCCGGCCTGGATCTGCACCTGCGTCCCGGTGATCGTCCCACCCATCACGGTCATGCGCAGAGGAGGCTCTGCCGGTGCGCTCAGATCGCTGGACAGGTAGGTCCGATAGATCAGCGTCACCCGCTCCTCGGCCTCCAGCGCGGCGTCGATCTTGGCCTGGGCCTCGCCGGAGACGTTGTCGATGGCGAAGGTCAGCGTCTGCGACCCGCTGCTGCCCTTCTTCGGCAGTGCCACGTCGATGCCGGCGGCGATAAAGGCCAGCGTGCGCGCGTCCTCGGTCGTGCACACCTGGTCCTCGAACCCCGCACAGATCAGGATCGGCTCGGCCCAGGCCGCGCAGGTCAGCTCGATGGTCGGGATGATCACCTCGGGCCCGCCGGATGCGTAAACTCTGGCGAGGATAGTCATTGCAGCCACTCCTGATTGAGCGCTCGGTCGAAGATGTCGGCGTAGCGAATGAAGTCTGGCGCGATGGTGATCCAGCCTGGCGGCAGGATCGGCCGCTCGAGCAGCTCCAGCTCAGCCGTGAACCGCCACAGGCTGACGCCGACCAGCGTCGGGCCGCGGTAGATGTCGGTGAAGCGGCAGGCGAAGTTCTGCAGGCCGCCCATAGGCGTCTTGAGTGGCATTTCGAACCACTCGGAGCCCGATACAAGCACCTCCTCGAACCATGCCTCGAACATGCGCGCCTGCAGGTCCGTCATCAGCCACTGGACCGAGGCGACAGTCGGAACAGACGTAAACCTGCGCCGCTGCCTGGCCCTGCCGCTCTGCAGATCCGAGCGGACCATCGGCGATATGGCTTGATAGCCGAACGAGTCGCGCAGCGGGATCGGCAGGTAGTCTGGATACTCGATCATTTATCGCCCCTGTCTCTGCATGCCATACGAGCGCTCCATCACCGTCCCGAGTCTCGAATCACCGGCAGCGATGCCGCCAACGAGCCTGTCCTCGACGGCCCTGATGACAACCTCAAGCTCTCCGCTCCGGTTCCGCTGAGTCTCCACCCGGCTGTTGCTGTAGTTGTTCACCACGACGTTCATCCCGCCTGCACCCTGCTGCTGCCCGCTCAGGTACTGCTTCAGGTCTTGGTTCGTGCGGCTATCCACGACGCGCTCCCCCTTGTCGAGCAGCCAGGTGCCCTCGCGCGGCACAGAGTCGATGCCGTCGTGGGCCATGCCAGCGACTGAGGCGATATCTGCCGCAAAGGTGGCTGCCGATGCCGCGGCCGTCGCGGCAGCAGCCGGAGCGGCGAACGGACCGACAATCGGGGTTGCGGCCATTGAGGTGAAGGCGTTCAGTGCCGCCATGCTCACCTGAGCGGTCGCCCAGCGGATCAGCATCTGCAGGGCGGTACCCACGAAAGCCTTTTGCAGATCCTGGAAGGAAAGCTTTCCGGTGGTGACGAAGCCGAACAGCGCTTCCTCCATTCCACCGAATGCGGTGGCGAATAGCTGCTCGCTCTGCGCTGCGACTGACGTCTGCTCGTCAAGGTAGTTCTGCCAAGCACTGCTGAGCCCATTCGTCCAATCGGCCTCAGCCTCTTTCTTGCGCTGAGCCCCCTCTTGGATGATGGCAATCTCCTGCTCCTCGGCGGCCCGAAGAGCGTCTATTCGCGTCTTGAACTGATCTTCGGGCAGGCCGTTGGCGGTGCCCTGTTGACGGGCCAGTTCCTCGCGGCTCTTGGCGTACTCCCGCTGAATGGCGTTGACCTGCTCCAGCTCCTGCCTGGCACGGTCGCCCAGGCCAACGCCCTGAACGGCGATGTCGACTGCGTTCTGGCGGTTACCGACGCGCTCCTGCAGCGTGGCCATCCATTGGGCCTGCTCGGCCAGCCTGTCCCTGGCCTTGATCTGCTCCTCAAGGGCGGCATTTTCGGCAAGCTGGGCGGTGATTGCACCCTGGTTGGCCAGCAGGCTCTTCTGGTCTGCAGTGAGGATCTTTTTCTCTTTCAGGTCGGCCAGTTGCTGCGCCCACTCGACCTGGGCGCGCTGGGCTGCGGTCAGCTTGTCGTTTCCGGCTAGCTGGGCCTGCAGGCTGGCTTCCTGCTCGCGCAGTTGCTGGAGCATGCGGGTGGCGGCGTCGTCGGTGAAGGCGCGCTGGCGGCGCGGAGCAGGATCACTGAACTGCTTTTCCGCAGCCTCTCGAAGCTGTCGGATCTGCGCCTCCGAGTAGATGACGCCAGTCTCGGCGGCAGCCTTCACTTGCTCGTCGATTTCCCTATAGCGCTGCTTTAGCTTGTCGGCATTGCTGGCTGATCGATCAAGCGCGGCGTTCAGTTTCTGCTGGGAATCAACCGAATCCCTGTTGATACCTGCCAGCTCTCCTTGCCATGCAGCTTCGGTGTCGCGCTGCTCCTTCAGTAGCAAAAGCCTAGTGCGCTCTTGCTCTAGGCCTGACATGGTTTCCGATGCGCCTCTTGAGGCCTGCATCCCGGTGCGGGATTGGGCGGTCTTGATGCGCTCCTCAACAGCGGCCAACTGCTCTTCAAGCGTGTCCGGCCGCCCAACATTAAGCATGGCATCCCATGCCTCGGCGGCAGCGCTGGTGACTGATCGCCATCCGCGCTGGAGTAGACCGAGACTGCCCTCTACCTGGGCTGCTCGCTGCTGGACCGCCGCGGCGTAGGTGTCGGTCGCCAGCTTGGCCGCCTCAGTGGTGCGGCCTTGTTCTTCCAGGGCGCGGATCTGCTCGTAGACGCTACCGGTCAGGAAGTTGTACTGCTCGTTGAGCGTGGCCGCTGCCTTGGATGGCTCGTCCGCCAACTTGGCGAACTCCTTGACGGTTTCCGATACGGCCCGCCCGGTAGCGCGCTCCATGTCGATGGCCGATTGGGCGATCAGCTGAATCTGGTCGGAGGCGAACTTTCCGGTAGCGGCGACCTCGGTAAGCGCTGCGGCCGCCTGCCGCTGCGTGCCGCCCATCTCATCCATGGCCTGAGCCATGTTGGCCAGCTGATCTGCGCTGGTGCCGGCCGCATTGCCGGTCATGGCCAAAGCCTGCTGGTAGGCCTGCGCCTCGTTCTGCCCTTGCTGGTAGGCCAGAAGCAGCGCGCCAAGGGTTGCCGCCACGCCACCAAAGGCGAGATTCAGCGGTCCCAGCGTGGAGACAACAGCCCGAGCAGCGTTGCCGATTCCGCCAAACGAATCGCGGACCTGCCCGCCCTGCTGAATTGCAACCATCCAGATTGGCATGCCGCTTGCTATGCTGACAGCCACGTCAGTGAGCTGCATGGGCAGCATCCGCATTGCCTGCTCATACTGTCCGGCGGATAGTCCGGCACGCTGCATGATGTCGGCCTGCCGCCGGGATGCCGCAGATACTCGGTCAAGGCCGCCAGCAGCCGCAGCCGCCGCAGCACCTGCCCGGCCGGCGCTCTCTCCGACTGAGCGCATGGAGTCCCGCACGTCACCAGCGGCAGACTCCGCGCGACCTCCTGCCTGAGCCAAGTCGTTGAGCGCCGACTCAGCCCTAGCCACATCACGCGTGTTGATCTCGATGGACAGGCTAGCGATGTCGACCATTGGTTTCCTCCGGGCATGAAAAAGCCCGCTCAGCGGCGGGCTTCTGTTGTTGCTTGTACGCCTTACTTCTTCAGGCGCGAATTCACTTCGGCAAACTGGCAGTCGAGTGTCGCGCTTGCCCCTATGTTCACAGTGACGCCTGCTGCGACTGCGAACGGCTGGAACCCTGTATAGCCACCCATCCTGTTTTTCGCGTTGACCTCGCCGCAAACGGTCGTTATGCCGTCCACGCGATAGACCTGCTCATTGCGGAACTGCGCCGAATCCCCATCGTACAGCTTGCGCTTCAGCTCGCTCCTGGCCTTGCTAATGTCGCCATCCGTGCAGCCGCACAGCGCAGCAGCAAGCATGCTGATGGTTATGATCTTGCGCATGGTTCCCTCCCCAGTCGAAAGCCGGGAGAGTACCAAACCGCCAGCACAAAAGCCCAGCGCTAGGCTGGGCCCTTGATCATCCCCGCTCACGCGGGGAACAGGCAACGAAATCACCAACTTTGTCCTGCACATCCGGTTCATCCCCGCTCACGCGGGGAACACACTTCGGTGGCCGTCCTTGGCCGGTGGATTAAGCCACCTGCGGCCCAGGCTCGTCGAGCCCAAGAACCCCAAGAACGTCTCTATTCCACAGGATCTGATAACCTGCATGCCCGCGCCGCTCGAACGGCATTGCCTCAGCCCACCTACGGCCGGCCTCGGTTAGCTCCCAGTCGCCACGATCATTCTTGAGTTGCAGGCCTGCTCCGGCCAGAGCAAGGTTTGCGGCCTTGCCAGACATCCCTACCAGTTTTCCGAGGGCTGTGGCATTCAGGTCGCATACCGGATCGTTCTTGGCCGGAAGCGCCTTGCGGGCCTCCGTTACATCAAGCCCGGTATTCACCTCGATCATGCCCAGGGTGCAAGCCATGGCAATGCCCGGCTTTATGCCCGGAACCTGCTTGATGGCCTCGCCGATAAGCAGTAGAGCCGAGACAGTATCTTGCATGTCTGCAGCGATCGCAGGCACATGATCTGGAACCTTCTGCTCAAGCTCATGGATGCGGCGGATGACCTTATGGCGAAGTGGGATGCTGTAGCCGGTCACCAGCGTCTCGGTCAGCTCGCGGTCAAGATGGAACTGTTTCGTGTAGCCGCGCGCGTCTTTGTCCTCGCCGACATGGCTCAAATCTGAGCCATCTTTTTCCAAAGCATCCAGCATTTCGCGTATGTCGCGAAGGACGTTCTTATGCTCCTTCCCGGTCAGCTTAGCGATCTCGCGGGAAGACATGGTTACAGGCTTGGTCATCAGCGCGCTCATGCTGCCACCCCACGACTCTCGGAATACCGATTCAGCCCAAGGCGGCGCTGCACGGCGTCGAACTCAGTGGCCAGCTTCTTGAGCTTGATGACGCCTGTGTAGCCGTCCAGGAAGTGGCCGATCATATCGCTTCCGATACGGCTGCCGAGGCCGCCCAGGTGCACGTGCAGATTGGATCGCTTGAAGATTTCGTAGAGGCGCTCGAAATGGTGCGCCACGAACCAGACGTCGTAGAGCTGCATATCAGTCAGCAGGTGGCCAGATTCAGGCTCCTTGCCCATCCACTCACCCTCGATGGCATAGGCGGCGATGAAGTTGCAAGCGTCTGCCAGTTGGTCGGCCGGGATGAGCGATGTCTTCTGCACGTTGAATCGGGTGCGAAGGCGGCTTTTCATCGTGTGCTTGAAGCTGCGCTGCAGGGCCGGGTCAATCCGGGATCCCTTCTGCTCAATCACCCGATCAAGGACGATCTCGCCCGTGCTGCCGATGACATCACCAACCAAGGTCGTCATGGTGCCTTTGGCGTCCTCATAGCGGCCATGCTTGCGGATGGCCGGGAGGACCTCGGCAGTGACCCACTTGCGGAATGCATGCGGCTTGCTGCCCTTCTTCACTGCGTCGCGGCAGCGAAGGATCAAGGTGTACAGGCCAGATTCGTTGACGATATTGGCCTCTCCCTGACGACCTATGTTGAACATAGACCGTTCATCGTCATCCAGGGCCTGCAAGGCCTGCGTGGTGTTTGCCACATCAATGATGCGGCATACATCGGATGCCACGAACCACGGATCGCCATTGATCGGGATGGCGCGGACGCTCTCCCCGCGAAAGTCAAAGGGGATGATCTGGGTTGCTGCTGTGCTATTCTTGCTCATGACGTTCATTTCCTGTGCGGTTTTGACGTTGTCTTCCGAAGCCCCGGCGTCTCGTACACGCTGGGGCTTTTTCATTTCAGGCCGCTGCCTGCTTGCTTTGCTCATCGCTCTCCACCGACTGCTTAAGCCTGAAGATCACCTCTGCCGTACGGCTTCGGCAGTTTGCTTTTGCCTTCTCATCAAGGATTTCCAGCAGCTCCTCTGGGATCCTCATGTTTACCTGCGGGTCTTTTCTACTCATTGCGCCTCCAAATGCATCACCGTGATGCAGCAAAATCCTATAACCGTGATGCATTGCTGTCAATAGCACGGTGATGCATGCTTTTGTAAACCGAAATCGCCTGTCATTTGGATAGATGTCCATGAGCCGCACTGACCCTCAGTTCAATCTCCGCATCCCGCAGTTCCTGCGGGATCGGGTCACGGCAGCTGCTCAGGCAAACAAGCGATCGGCGACTGCCGAGATCCTTGCTCGCCTGGAAGAAAGCTTCCACCTCGAGGATCTATCCAAAATTAGCGAAATGAATCAGGAAGACCTTGAAGTGATTGAAGCCATGAAGGCCGGCGATGAGCCCGAAAAGCTCTATACCGCCGACGACATTAAGCAGGCGATTACGCAGGTCTTTCAGCGGTTAGAGACAACCGGGCGCGAAAAAGGCAAACGACCAACTTGGAACGGACACGGGCCAAAGCCAGCGAAGCGTTACCGCCAGGAATAATCCACCAGATATTGCCAAGGACCGGTCATGTCCCTGCTTGAGCGTTTCATGGGGCTACTCTCACGCAGCCCGATAGCCGTAACAGGCGCCACGCCTAACCAAGATCACGACCGCCCAAGGGTAAAACAGACATCCACAGACCTAAGCGATCCGAAATTTCTGCTGACTACAGAAGATAAGTTCGCGATTCGAATGGCCATAGTGAGGGACGGGGTAGAGTCAATTGAGAACGTGACCAAAGGCGAGAAGCTTCTCTACCTACGTGACACCATGCAATTTTTTGGAGAGAACGAGCTATATCTGAGATCGCTTTTTTCTCCAGATTCTGTGCCCAGAAAGCCTATCAATCCATTCTCCCCCGAGGCATACGCTCCAGTCTCTGAGCTTCCTTGCCCATCAAGCGGATGGCCTATCAAGGAAGAAAAGATTTCCATACCACTTGAAGGATCTCCAGAGCAGGTTGCCCTAACCCTGCTGTCACAGAACGGTTGGACCGGAATCCATTCGGAAGGGCAGACAATCCGGTGCATCTTTCGGGCCCTGCTTCTTCCATACCTTATAGAGCATAACCCCTATAAGGCAGTCGACCCTCTCAGCACCCCCTTATGCCATGCGATTCATTACTTGATCCCCATGACGGCTGCCGGCCTTGATCGAATGCTTGCCAATAGCAAGGAGGTCCCTCGTGCTCCCATTGAGGAAATGCATCGACTCATCGATTACAGGCTTTCTCTTCCGTCCTGCGTGATTCAAGGTGACTTTGACATCGTCGCCAAGTCGCATGGCGAAGTGTGGCCAAAAACTCCCCATTCAGGTCTTCATATCGATCAATACCTGTCAGCTATCCCAGGAGAGTTCTGGCATTCGCTTCTTGAAATTTATGCCAGACAAGACGGCAGCCTTAGCAATGGATGGCCAGACCTTGAAATTACCAATGGGAAAGAGGTCATGCTTGTCGAAGTCAAAGTCAAAGATCGGCTAACTCCGCATCAGCGGCTTACTATTCCTGTGCTCATGGCGCTTGGCCTAAAGTGCCGGATCGTTAGACTGATCAAGACCTAATCCGCCCGCCCGCCCGGCCCCGCCTTGCCAGACCAAGGAATAACCCATCCAAAGGACTCGCTATGTCAATCAAGAGCCTGTCGAAAGCCCTCCCCAAAGACCCAGACAATCCCGGCTGGGTGCTCGGGTGGGCCGTGGTAAGGAATGCCCCCTGGAGCTTCATCGACATCTACGCGTCGAAAGAAGTGGCAGAGATCGAGGCTGCTCGTCTAGGAGAAGGCTATTCGGCCAAGTACGGATCGCACCGCCTTGGCAGCGACGACTTTGTCAGCTTTGGCTAGGCATGATGCTGGGGCGAATCTGTCATCTTCCCTAAACGCTGATGACTGATCGGCCTGAACGTGAACTCGAAATCTCCTGATGCTGCCTCGGCAGTGAGGCCAGGACGCCCGCTGTAGAACTTTCGGTAGCCAGGCCCCTCCATTGATACCCTGCCACGGAATGCTAGCCGATCGATCTCTATGCCATCTTCAAATATGGATATCTCTGCTTGCTTGCCGCCGCTTTCCAAGCCAAGGGAATGGATTGTCAGCTCATACCAACAGTCTTGATTCATGCTTTCACCTACCTGACTCTCGGTTGAAATCTACCCGGCCCCGCCTTGCGCGGGGCTACGCCAAAACGCCATGGCCAAAACCCATCGCTAGGCCATGCGCAAGCTTGCCGTGTGCATCATTTTTGATACACTGCCTGCATGGCAGACAATCCCATCATCCTTGGCGTCAAATTCTTCCGCACTGAAGCGGGAAACGAGCCCGTCCGCGAATGGCTGGCTGACCTGCCCAAGGAGTCGCGCCGGTTGATCGGCATGGACATCAAGACCGTTCAACTCGGCTGGCCCATTGGTATGCCGGTAGTCCGCAAGCTAGAACCTGGGCTATGGGAGGTCAGGACCGACCTTGGCGACACCATCGCCAGGGTGATCTTCACATTGGTCGATACCGAAATGGTGCTTCTGCACGGCTTCATCAAGAAAAGCCAGAAAACCCCTCCAGGCGACCTGAAGACCGCCAAACAGCGCAAATCAAGGTTATGAGGTGACCGCACATGAACAATCACATCGGCTCAGACTTCGATGACTTCCTGTCAGAACAAGGCCTTCTTGAGGAGGTTTCCGCTGCCGCCCTCAAGCGCGTCATCGCCTGGCAACTGTCCGAAGCCATGAAGGCCCAGAAAGTGACCAAAAAGGCTCTCGCAGCCCGCATGCACACCAGCCGCGCCGCAGTTGACCGCGCGCTCGATCAAGGCGACGCCAGCATGACCCTGGCGACCCTGGCCAATGCCGCCAGGGCGCTCGGACAGCGTGTCGAGGTTCGCCTGGTTCCCGAAGCAGAAGCCGCTCACGCCTGACCAAGTACAGCCCCGGCCCAGCGCCGGGGGCTATCCATCGAGGCCCCGCCCCCTACTTCGCCTGCTCCCGCATCACCCTCAGCGCCTCGGCCTCCATGATCCGCACCGCGGCGAACACGTCCTGCCGGGCGCGCTTCTTCACGCCCTGCAGGCGCATGACCGGCTCCAGCGCGGAGTAGTCCAGTCCCACAGGCCCGGACATGCCGACGCGCCACTGGGTGTCCATGTCCAGAAACACGCTCAGGGCCGGCCAGTTGTCGGGCCACACCGCAAACTCGGCTTCCCCTGCAAAGTCCTCCCTGGAGAAGCCGAAGGCGGCCAGTTCCTTTTCACTAGGGCCGCCCTCGTAGAGCCTGCGTGCGGCCTCGGCTAGTTTCCCCGGCGGGCCTGAATCAGCTCGTCAACGTAGCGCGCGACGATGGCCGGCGCGGCGCCGCAGTAGTTCTGCACCAGGAGTTCGACGGACCCCTTACCAAACGGGTCGTCCAGCTCCCAGCCGGCGAGCACGTCCAGCAGAGAATCGACGTCGCTGCGGCCGGACGATCCCTCCAGCCACTTCGCCATCTCGTCCCGGGTGCGGTGCTTGAACTCGAACTCCACCTGCACGGCCTCGCCGCCGTGCACCGGAATACTGACCTTCGCCTTGAAGGTCGGTGCGGGGACCAGCTTGAATTTCACAGCCATGGGTAGAGCTCCTTAGGCGCTGTAGCGAGTCGGCTCGGCCTGTAGGGCCAGACTGATGGTGCGAGTCAGAACATTCCCGCGGGCCACGGTCGGCTGTCGCGAGAACGAAGTGAAGGCCCCATAGAAGATGGTGTCGTTGCCAGGCAGATTCAGGCGCGCAGCCTGTACCTGCTTACCATCGTCTGCCGCCCGCAGGACAGGCACATAAGCCTGGCTCGGATCGTCAGCCACGGTCAGTGTCATGAGGGCAGCCGAGCGCTCTGTGGGGACCTGGCGACCTTGGCGGTCCTCAAGGAACACAACGTCGATGTATTGCTGTTCATCGCCAGAAAAATCCAGGCCGGTGATTTGTGGGACCTGCACCCAAGTCTCGACCTTCTTCATGCTCCCAGCGCCTGAGCCGGCCGGATAGATGCTGGTATTGGTGGTGTCGATATCCTCCAGAGTAACGGTGGTGACATCCGCAGCCTTGACGCGCACTACGCGACCATTCAGGGCGCTCCACGCGGACTCGAGTAGGACGATATCGCCAGCCGCGAGCGTACCGCTGGCGATAGTTGCGACCGCCTCTGCAGCGTTGCTGATAGCGCTGAAGGCGATGGGGCTACCGTAGGTGGCGGCGTGTTGGAATGTGCCGCCGTCAGGGAGCTTGTATCCCATGAATGTCTCCTATGCCGCCTCGGCGGCGTTTCGTGGGCAATAAAAAACCCGCCGGAGCGGGTGTTTGGGTGTTCTGTGTGGTCAGGCGGCATCAAAGCCGAGCGTCAGCTGTAGCTGGTGACGCCAGTGGTCGACTTCGTGCTCGAGGCCCGGCTTGCGCCATCGCCACTTGGCTAGTTCCTTGGCATTAAGGCTGGCCATCGACTGGCCATCGGAAAGTGCTTTGCAGGCCCGGTCGAATTGCTGCTTCTCGGTCAGCTCGCCGCGCAGCAATGCGTCGATGTGCAGGTCCGCCCACACGGCGAAGTCAGGCGAAATCCAGCGGGCTAACGCCACAGCGAGCTTCGGATGCAGCCAGGTGCCGCCGCTGCGGCCGCGCTGGGCACGAATCAAATCCCTCGAATCTGAGGTATTTAAATGGCGAGCCAGCGCGGCGATGTAAGCCTCTGTCTCTTTGTTGCGCAGCCAGTTATCAAGCCGCAGGCCGTGACCTGCCGCGATATCGGTTGCATTGATCCACCCGTCGCTGTTGAACCGCACCGGCTGGCCTTGGTAGTGAAACGGGATGACATTGCTCATGGCGTTACCTCGCCCATCAGTCGAATAGGAGCGCAGCCGGGCCGGCGGATGAGCGGACACCGGTTTTCGATTGGCCGATCTAGGCTGCGTTTTTGGTTGCCTTGCGGCGAAAAAGAAAACCCCGCTCAGGGCGGGGCTCAGAAAGACAAAAGCCCGCACAGGGCGGGCTCTTAGGGAAAATGTTGGCTAGAGGTCATCCCAGCTTTCGATGTCCTCATCCCAGCCGTCTTCATCTTCTGGCTCTAGTTCTACCAGGGTTTCCAAGACTTCGTCCTCGAACGAATAGTCGAGGCCATCATCTTCAAGCTTCCTCAGAGACTTGTCGGCCTCGCTATCAAGGAGGCCTTGATGTTCAAGATCGAACTTGTCTTCATCTGTCCACATGGTCGCTCCTATACAGCAGTGCTTATCCAACGGACACTCTGTATTGAGGCAAGGCAGTCGACGCAGAGTTCTATCAAGTGGCATCAGCCCGGTACCGGAACGACACCGGAATCATGTAGGTGACGTCGCCCGGAATTGCCGGCCCTTGGCTGCAGGGCGAGACGATCTGCACGGCGAAGGCGCCGGAGGTCAGGCGCAGGTTCTGGGGAAACTCGGCATCGATGTCGGCAGCCAACTGCTCGGCAGCGCCCGAGCCATTGCCGTTCGGCGCGACGATGCTGATCTGGAATACCCCGGTGTAGAGCCGGTGCGCTCCCTCCAGGTCCAGGCTGTCAGTATCGGCCGGCAGCAGGAAGGCGCGCAGGTAGACGCCCGTCGCCGGCGGCGTGAACGGCACGTTCTGCCAGGCCACAGGCAGCGATCGTGCAGCGGCCCAGGCAGCGAGACGCTGCTCGTAGAGGCTGCGGATCAGCTTCTGGCTCAACGGTCTAGCTCCTGAACGGCGCGATTGATGTCTTGCGGTGCATCAGCCATGGTGACGCGGACAACACCCCGTGGTGCCTGACTCGAATGGCCATACTCAAGCGGAATCGCATACGGGACGTTGTTTGTTATCCAGATTGAATTGATGCTGCTGTTGTAGGCAGCGATCACCGCAATGCCGGCCGCGAGCGTATCCCCTCCATTGGGATCAATGCGCCCAGTCTCTCCAGAGGCCGGCACGCCGAAGGTCACCTGCCAGTTGCCCCGGAAGCGTCCACCGACGTAGCCCTCAGGCGCTTTGATATCCATGCTGTCGTTGACTTTCAGGCCCGGCCTAAGCCGCCCAGCCTTCGTCAAATTCTCAGGATTTTTCCGCAGTTCGGCGTTGTAGCGGAACACCTCTTCGTTGTACTGCTTGGCAATCGAGTTAACAGCCCACAGATCGGGGTTCCCCACCGGCGAGCGGTAAATGATCTTGGTCAGGATGCCGATGCCCACATTCTTGACCACTTCATCCGCATTCCCTTTGGCCTTCTCGATGAAGGCGCGCAGGTCGAGTTCGAAGGACATGGTCAGGCCCTCAGTTGGACGCGCCAGGTGGCGTTTGCCGGATCGGTCTCAACGCGCACCGCCTGCATGCCGGCGATGGTGTCGCCCACGGCCGGCGCTCGCGTCACCTCGTTCTGTAGGACCGTCAGGCGCTTGTCAGTGGCCAAGATCAGCGTGCCGTCGACCTGGTCTAGCCGGTAGCCGGCGAACACGCCGCGGCCGCTGTAGGCGATCGGGGTGGCAGTCACCCCGCCGGTGGCCGGATCGTAGGCCGGCGGCCCCGGGTGCGACGCCGTGAAGGTGGTCACTGCATCGGCCAAATCGCCATCAAAGGCCTCGGCCAGATCGGCTTGAAGATCGTCACGCAGGCCCATATCAGCCCCTCACCAGCTTGATCTGCCCATAGGACAGGTACGGAGCCAGCAGGGCCATGGCGAAGGCCTCGCCCGCGGTCACGGCGCGCGCCCCGGCGACGTAGGTCTTGCTGCTGGACACCCCATCGGCCTCGACCGACTTGCTCAACACGCCGACCTCTGTCGCCGCATAGAGCTTGCCGGCCGCGGCCTCCCGGGCCACCTCGGCGCCGGCCTGCACCACCGCCGCCGGCACCTCGTCGAACTCCGGCAGCGGCTTGGCCGACAGCCAGGCGTTGGCCATCAGCACGGCGCGATCCTTGTCGCCAGTGCCTTCCCAGCCGGCGCCCAGCAGTTCGTCCACCTGCGAGACAGTGATGTAGTCGGTCATCGGTCACCTCTTCCTGACGAATACGCTCAGGAGGTCGATGGTCAGGCTGGAGGCCACGCCAGAGGCCGTGAAATACGGGCGCAGGTCGATGGCCAGCGAGGCCGGCAGCGAATTGCCCACCGGATAGTCTGCGGCGCGCGGTACACCATAGAAGGCCTTGACCACCTCGGCCGGCATCTGCCGATCTCCCGTCAGGGAGAGGCCGCCATGGCAGCGCAGGGCTGTCGTGCCGGGGTCCAGCATGAGCCCAGGCGATCCGAAATTGACGTGGTTATCGTTGACGTAGACCTCGTAGCCCGACTCGACCACATCGCCAACCGCTAGCTTCGTATGCATACCTGTCTGCCGAAGCGAGGCATAGCTGTTGGCTGCCGTCGGCGTGCCGGTCACGACCATTCGGTAGGCTTTGCGCTTTACCCCATTGATCACCACCTCCACGAAGCTTCCTGTCACGGTCAGTCCGGTTGAAGCGCTGAGGGTGTAGTTCTGCGGGACGAGACCGGCAGCATTGGCGCCCAGTGTTCCGCCCGTCCCCTGAACCAACATCGGGTTGACGTTCAGGCAGCCGCGCGGGTTGAGCGCAGCATCGTACTGGTCACCATTGCTCGACGGGCACAGCTTGAAGCGCGGCAGGGCCATCTCCTCGCGGGCCACCCTGGCCAGTTCGTCGCCGGTAACGAAGCTGATACCGGGCGCGCTGTGCAGATCATCCTCATTGAGCATGTTGGGCAGCGGCCGGCAGTCGGTGTAGGCCGGATCGGCAGTCCGTGGCCACACATCAGCGATCCATACGTTCGGCCGTCCGCGCAGACCGCGAATCCATTCGGCGAAGGCGTACATCCGTTTCTGATTGTCGGGCGTAAGCAGGCCGCTGTTGGCTGCATCGCTGCCGCGCGGCCATTCGGCGACGGCCTGGACCTTATGGCCCTGCTTGATCAGCCACTCTAGGACGAGCAGATAGACCCGCTGCATCTCGGGGAGAGGCACACCAGCATTTACGCTGTTGGTACCGATAAGCAGACATGCCACCCCGGGAGGAACTTGGCTCGGCCGCACACCGTAGGCATTCGGCACATCGTTCTGGATGCGAAACCAGAGGTCGCTGATCAGGTCGCCCGGCACCGCCTGGTCGAAATCGTGGGCCAGGCGGACGCATTGCGACAGCGTCTCGTAGTACCACAGCCAGCCGCGCGCCAAAGGAGCGGGAACGTTCGTGTTACCCGTGTTCCAGTTGTGCCGGCCTCGGCTGTCTCCCCATACCGAAGCCCGGAGTTCCTGCACCTGCTGGGCCGAGACAGCCTGCTCGGCAGGAGCTAGCGCATAGGTGAGCTGCCCTCGCTCGCTCACGACGTCGTAGTTCCGCACATCGCGAAAGGGGCCGAACACCCGGGTTTCGCCGACGGCGATGCCGGTCGACTCATTGATCGGCGCAGCACCAGGCGTCGGCATGCGGTAGACGCGCCCCGACGAGACGCTGTCCGCCTGAACGGACAGAGCATTTCCCGGATATAGGGTGACAGTCGTCATTCTGCCCCCTCGCCTACCTCAGCCTTGACGGTGCGCCTGGAAGAAGGCCTGTCCTTGGAGACAGGCTCGAGCAGTTCATGGGCCTTCGGATCGAAGTCGTCCTCATTGATCAGCACGAACTCGCCCTGATCCTTGCCCCAAGGCTTCACTTTCACGGTGTTCATGGTGCCCTCCTGTCAGGGGAAGACCGGGGCCGAAGCCCCGGAGGCAATCAATCAACCCAGCAGCAGGCCGATATGCTCGGGCTTCACGGCCGCGCAGCCCCACGATAACGCGATCTCGTACTGGATCTGGCGGTACTGCTTGTAGAGCGAGATCTCGAACGACAGGCCGCTGACAGGATCAGTCACAACCATGCGGTCGGAAGCGCTGTCACCGCCGTCTGGGAGTGCCGGTGCACGGGTGGCCAGGGCGATAGCTGAGCGGGCGAATGCCATGTTGCGGGTGCTCGCCGCAGTCACGGTGATAGCGGTAGCCGAGGCCGGGATGGCCTTGCGCAGGCCAGGTGCCGCGATGGTGATGGAACCGCCGTTGGATACATCGGCATCGCCAGTCACCACCAGGTACTTGTTCGAGTCGCCTGCGAAGGTGATCACGTCGCCGGCAATGACGGTGCCAGTACCGGCAGAGGCAAGAGTGATGGTGGTTGCGCCCACGGCATAGCCGGCGGCGTTGGTGGTGGCGGATGCGCCGGTGCCAGCGGAAACGGTCTTGACCTGCGCCGACTCGCGGATAGCGAAGCCGTGCAGGTCCAGCAGCACGCCGCGGCGCAGCAGGTTGTCGTCGGCCGCCTCATTGGCGCGGGTCAGGTTGGCCAGGGTACGCATGTTGGCACCGGCGCCGGTGTCGATCACCAGTTGCAGGTCGCCCATGGGGGCGCCGTTGTCGGCCAGTATCTTGCGCATCTGGGCGGTGTCGCCGAGGGAGCTGGCGAACGGAGTAGTCCCTGCGGTTCCGTAGGCGCGGGAGGCCTTCAGGTGCAGGGCGGCCAGGTCGGCCTCCACCTCGTTGACCAGAGCACGCATACCCTGGGCGAACTGGTCGCGCAGGATGACGTTGTAGGCGGCGCCGTTGTTGTCCAGGGCGCGCTTCTCCTCACCATTCCAGCGCACCGGCACGCGGCGGGCCTTGGTGATGGTCATGTCCACCTTGCCGATGGTCTGGTCGCCATCGTTCGGCGGGGTCACGGCCGGGGTGATGTCGCTGGCGGTGGCGGCCGGAGCGACTGGAGAGGTGACGGTCTGGCCGACGGCTGCGCGCTCGTAGGTCATGTCGGACGACACAGACGGAATGAAGCCAACCAGCTCGCGCGAGATGACATCCAGGGCGTTGTAGATGGTGGTCGTCAGGCCGGTGAGGGTATTGCTCATGGGATTCTCCTGAATCAGTCAATCACCGCGCCGCCACTGCGGACATGCGCGGCCTTGCCGGCAGGGTCCAACTGATCGAATGCAGCACGGTTGAGGGTTTTCTTGCCGGGGTTGCCACCATTGCCTGCCGGCGCGCCGCCGCCATTGGCGCCGGATGCCTTGAGGATGTGGTCGCGATAGGGGTACTGCTCGACGAGGGTTTCCAGCGCTTCGTCGAAGTCGGCCAGTTCGCCAGGGCGCGCACGGCTGAATACCTTGTTGCCTTGCGCGTCATAGGCGACGGTCTTTCCGTCCTCGATCTTGAAGGCCTGTCCGAAACGGGCCTGCACGAGGTCTGCGGGAATGGCCAGCTTTTCAGCGATGAGCTTAGAACGGGCGAATGCCCCGCCGATCTTCTCGTCATAGAGCTGCTTCTCGAACGCCTGCGCCTTGGTGCTGACTTCTTCCAGCTGAGCCTGATAGGCCTTGCCGATCTCCGCCTTCACCTTCTCGATCTCGCCGGCATCCACCAGCTTCTTCTGATCGAGGTTGGCAACGATCTCCAGGGCCTTCTTGGCGGCAGCACCATCCTCGATCCCCTCGAAAGCCTTCAGCGCCTTCTCGGCAGCCTCCTTGCCTTCGCGGTGGGTCCTGGCTTCAGAGTTCAGCCGAGTAATAGTGGCGACGGTTGCGGGGGCGTCGAAAGCCACCTCCTTGCCATCGTCGTGCACATACACCGGCTTGCCATCCTGCAGCACCGCATGGCCTTGCTCGTCCAGTTTCAGTTTCATCTCGTCGTTCTCCGGCCATCCGGCCATTTGCTGTTGAGCCATCCGGCCCAGTGACGCCCCGTCCATCCGAACTGCAGGCATAAAAAAGCCCAGCGCGATGGCTGGGCCAAAAATGGAAAACCCGGCGCGTGGCCTGGTCTTGAGGTCAATCAGTAACTCAGCAGAGCACGACTCGCTCCCCGCGCAGGAAACACAGCGCGCACAGCAGCTGCTTGGTTCCGCCAGTCGGCTTGGTCACCTCGTGAATGCCTCGGCGTCTCGCTTGCGCAGCTCATCCAGGGTCAGCCACTGGCCGGTGGGCGAGTATAAATCCTCGAGCTTCAGGCCCCCCTCCCGCAGTAGCCGGCCACGTTCCGGGCCGAGTACCTGATCCTGCCGGGCCGCGCTCTGCCGCTGCAGCCACTGGCTGTAGGTTGTCTCGGCCGGCAACTGGCCGTCCATGCTGGCCCGCTCGCCCGGGCTCATCTCGTCGATGGGGATGCCAAGCTCACGCCACGATTTGGTGACGGGCGTTGACGTGGCGCGGCAATTCCAGTGGATGCGGCCCGGACCGGCCAGCCATGGAATCTTGTGGCCGACGGGCTTGTGCGTGCCGACCGCGTACTGCAACCGGTCCCGAATGCGGCAGGGCTCACTGGTCTTGTTGTCCAAGGTGCTCACCCAGCGCTCGGCCTTGATGATGTCCTGGTTCGTCTCGACGAACTGCTCGCGTGCAACGGAAGCCGTGTGGCCGATGGCGGTCTGCACCACGGCCATCAGGTCGCGCCTGGGACGTTGCAGGATGCCGTCGGCGTACTTCTCTGCCCGGGTACCACGGATGCGCCGCACGATCTGGCTGGCCGTCTCGCCCTCCAGGTAGCCAACACGCACCGCCTCGCGGATCTTGGTCATCCTGCCCGCCTCGATCTGGCTGGCCCAGTCGCGCAGTAAGCGCCCCTGAAAAGGCCTCGACATGGCCGCCGCGTAGACCTGCGCCGGCGTGACCGAGGCAATCGGGAATCGCACCTGCACAGGCTCGGGGATGACCTCCTCGAACAGGCTCAGCTGGTAGCCGGCCTCGTACTCGGCCAGGGCCTGTAGCTCGCCTTCCAGCGCCTGAGACACCGCGGCATAAGCCTGCGCGTTCAGCTCCTTGACCGATGCCAGCAGCGCATCCATACGCTCGACCGTGAACGACTCGGCCGGCATGCGCTCCAGCGCCTCGGCCAGCGCGGCCGCCAGGTCGGTATCCACGGCATTCAGCAGGGCGACCATGCGCTGCAAGACGCCGGCCGAGTATTGCTGCAGGTCTACGGCATGACCGACCGCTTCATCGGCAAGGATCTCATTGACAGTTGCCATCAAAGCGCTCCCGGCGCAGGCCCTTGCTCAGCGATGCGCGCCTGCTCGTCCTGCCAGCTGTACTCATCGCTGATCACCCCGCGGCGCTGGAACTCGGCGAACAGGGTCTCGTCGCTCAACCGGCCGGCATTGGCCATGGCCAGCAGTTGCGGCAAGCTCACTTCAGGTGCGTAGTCGGTGTCGAAGTTGCCGCGCATCTCGACCGAGCCACCATTGGCCTCTCCGCGGTACTCGGCCATCAGCTGAAGCACATTGGCCAGGCAGTCGGCGAACTGAGCCGCCATGCGAGCCAGCGGCGACAGGTCCTGTGCAGCCTCCTCCTCTGCCTGGGTGGCCGTCTTGGTCTGCTGCTTGTCCTTCTGGAGCAGCTTGGCCCCTGCCATCCGCATCTCGTCGATCAGGTCCAGCAGCGACTGCCGGCCGGCCTCTATCGCGGCGCCGGTGTGCTCGACGTACTTGGCATCACCACCTTCCGGCATGCGAGTAGCACTGCCGGCGCTGATCACCAGCTGGAATTGCTCATCGTTGGTGAAGATGAACAGCAGCGGTACCCGGGCGACGTGCAGCAGGTTGTCCTGGTCGCTCTGCGACTGCCAGTGCTTGACGTTCAGGTGGGCCAGCTCGAGCAGCGGCGGCTTGGCCGTCATCAGCCCGGTGCGCCCGGCGTAGAAGGTCACCCATGGGATGCGCGACAGGCTGTTGGTGCCCTCATCATGCAGCACCCAGGCACCGCCGTTATCAGGCCGGCGATAGATACGCCAAGCGCCTAGCTCAAGCACGCGGATCTGCTGCACGCAGGCCACACCGAACTCGCCGTCCGGCTCCTCGACCGCCTCGATGTAGCGCACCTGCGTCAGCTGGCCGCCCTCGGATCGCCAGCCAAGCACCTGCTCGGGTTTGATCAGCACAGCATAAGGCCGCACGCCGGCGGCGATCTCGTCTGCCCGGGTGCGTAGCTCGCCAGTCTGCGGGTAGTCCACCAGCGCGTGGCACAGGCCATGGCTCAGGCCGGCCTTGAACCACTCCACCGCCCAGCTGTTGAGGTCATTGCCGGCCCGATCGATATCTAGGCACAGCGTCTTGATCTGCTCGGGCACATCGTCGCCCAACTGCAGGGGCTCGGCGAAGACGCGAGAGGTCATGTTGCCCACCGTCTCGGCATAGGCCGGCAGAAGCGTGGAGAGGCTCAGGCGCGTCTTGTAGGTATCGTCATCCTCGGCCGGGTACTGCGGCAGCAGCAGCTTGCCGGCGGCGCGCATGGCCTTTGTGCCACCCATCAGCGGCGCGACCACCGCCCAGTCCTCGCGCATGGCATCCACGGCGGGGATGGTTTGGCTCGGGTCGTTGCTCATGAGTTACATCCGGAGAGGTTGAGTATGCGTTACGGGTTTGCGCCGCTTCATCGCCACCGCGAAGTAGCGGAAGGCGTCGGCGCCGTGGCTTGACCAGTCATGGAGCGGCTTGTCTTTCCAGCAGCCGCGCTTGTCGTCCCATTCCTTGCGGTAGTTCTCCAGGCAGGCAATGCCATCCTCGCAGGTGGCCGCATCGAAGGCACAATTCGGCAGGATCTCGCGCACCTGGTCGATGCCATCGTCTACGCCAAGCTTCGGGACGACACTGAACCGGATGCTGTATTTCTGGCCATCGATCTCGTAGCCCTCCCTGGCCAGCTCGCGGCGGGTCTTGCCATCGCTGCCGAACTCGCGGTTATCGATGTCGTGCGGGCCCCAGTGCTCGCCGTAGGCATAGCCCTTGTCCTTCAACACCTTCATGTAGTGCCGCAGGCCCTCACCACTGTTTTCGTAGTAGTCGACGACGTGGAACTCTTCTCCGACGAACCGAACGAACCAGATCGCCGTCGAGTCGCCGACACCGATATCCCAGAAGGTGTGCACCGGCTGATGGCCGTTGTCTGGCAGCTCGCCGATGCGCTGTCCGGCATAGAGCTTGGCAAACTGCTTGGCGTAGTAGGCGCCCTCGACCGACTGCTGGAAGGCCTCGGCCGGTATCGACGGGTATTCCCGCTTCATGTCCTCGCCGAGGGTCTTCTCCTTGGCGTGATACCAGGCGCGCTGCTCGGGCGTCGTCTCGATGCTGTGCTTCGCCTCCAGTTCGGCGAAGTAATCCACCAGCCGACTCGGCAGCGGCCCGTTCGGCGTGATGGCGTATTCCGGGTTCTTCCACCAGCTGAAGAAGAAGAACTTCCAGTCCAGCTTGCCCAGCGGCTGTCTTGCCAGCTGTTGCTTCTCGGCAGTCTGGGAGTATTCGAAGAAGTACCCGGCGCGCCCTTCTGCCGTCGACTCGATGGTGACGAAGCAATCGGTGGCCACCGCCTCGAAGGCGCCGGTCACGATCTCCCGCGCCTTGTGCGGGAACTTGGCGCAGATCTTCCCGAACTCTGAGACGTGCAGGTAGCGCAGCGTGCCGCCACGGAAGGAGGTGCTGACGTACAGCGAGCCGCCCTTGGCAAACACCAACTCGCCGGCCGCATCGTTGCGCGCCGGGTTGGCCAGTTTGATCTCAGCAGGCAGATGGTCGTAAGCGAACTTGATCTTCTCCCGGAACAGGCGCTTGGCGTCGTTCAGGGTGTGGGCGATCAGGGCGCACTTGGCCGACTCGAACAGCGCTGCGTCCAGTTGGATGATGCACTGCTCAGTGGTGAAACCGAGCTGGCGGGCCTTGAGGATGATATTCCGGGTGTGCAGGCCCTCGAAGTACTCCAGCTGCTCCGCCGTCATGCGGAAGCGGACCTTCTTGCCCTGCTTGTTCGTGATGAAGTAGAGGTTGTTCAGCCGCCATAGCTTGTCCCGAAGCAACTTCAGGTGCTCGACCTTCATCGCCACGGGTCACGCCTCGCTTGATAGCTCGTCCATCAGGGCGGACAGATCGCCTACCGTCTTGTCGCCTTCCTCGGTGTCGAGGTTGTAGGCCTGCCGCTCGCCCTTGATGACCTTCAGCTGGGCATCCACACCGGCATTCAGCGACCGGGCGAACTTGTCGTGGTTCTCTGCGGTGACATCCATCTCGGCTAGGGCAACGCACAGCTTGTTGGCGATGCCACGCCACTGCGCCAGGCCGGAACGGTGAGCTAGGACAACGGCAGCGGCAGCGTCGGAGGCCTCCTCGATGATCTCGGCGTCGGTTCGCACCTGTTCGTGCGAACTATCGCTGCGAACCTCTGCGCGAACCAGCTTGCTATTTGTGGTCTGCCTAACCTGCTCGGTAAGGTCTCGCTGCCAGCCGTGCTTCTTGGCGCGACTGCGGATTGCCGTGTCACTGATGCCATGCTGATCGGCGATAGTGCGGATGGACAACGAACCGGCCCGGAATGCCGCTTCAATGGCCTCCCAGTCGGGTTGCTTCGTGGTCATTGCTTACTCCAATCAAGCTCTCCGTCTCTCACACGCAGCGCAGGCCATCAGCCGGCGACCTTCCGCGCGGCCCACTTCTTGGCCAGGACGCGCACCTGCTCGATGCCGAGGATGCCAACGAAGCCGGCAGTGAACAGGGTCCACGCCACGCTCAGTCCGGCTTCCTTCACGGCAAGGCCGACGATCATCACGAGCAGCGCGCCGACCGCCGCCTCGAGCAGCGAGCGCAGGATGCTTGGCTGATCGCCGTACAGCCTGATCCGGAGGTAGGAGAGGATGAATGTCAGCATCATGGCCAGACCTTGCTCACGAAGGGCTAACACGACGCCGACCCAGAACTCGGGAGACTTCTCTGGCATGGGCATCTCGATATCCCCGCGCGGGGCAATAGGGCGCCACCCTCACCGCTGGGAGGGTGACAGGATTTGGCGGCATAAAAATAATCAAAAGTGTTGCATTAACATCATTTGTGTTGCATAATAACCCCATCAACACAAACGAGACGAGGTGATGAAGTACAGCGAGTTCAGGCGATGGTTGAAGGCCCAAGGGGTGACGTTCGAACCTGCCAAAGGCAGCCACTGGAAAGTCACTGCACCGAACGGCAAAACGACGATCTTCGCGGACCACGGCAGTAAGGAAATGAAGGAGCCGACCCGCAAAGGAATCATCAAACAACTGGGGCTCGAATGAGCCCCTTCGCCGCTCGCAGAATTCATCACCCAGGAGGATCCATGTACAACTACGCAGTGACCCTGCACACCGACGACAACCCAGGCGTGGCGATCACCTGCCGCGACCTGCCCGAGGTCAACAGCTATGGCGATACCATCGAGGAGGCGCTCCGCGAAGCCATCGACGGCATCGAGTCTGCCCTGAGCATCTACGTCGACCAGCGCCGGCCGATCCCGGCAGCCTCGGATCCCGAGCCTAGCGAGCGCGTCGTGCACCTGCCGGCCGTCACCGTCGCCAAGATCGCCCTCTGGAACGCCATGATGGAGCGCGGCATGCGCAAGGCTGATCTGTGCCGCCTGCTGGACGCCAAGCCGGTTGCCGTCGACCGCCTGGTGGACTTTCTGCACACCTCGAAGATGGAGCAGATCGAGCGGGCCTTGGCAGCTCTCGGCAAGCGCCTGTCTGTTTCCGTCGAGGCAGCCTGAACGAAAAAGCCCCGCTCGAAGTCGGGGCTCTTAGTGTGTTTTAAATCAACTCAGATCAGGCAAGCGGCTCGCCATCATTGATGTCCGGGTCGGTTGGCAGGGTCTCGGGCTCTGTTGGATCTTCGAGCGGCTTTCCTGGCTCCGGCTCCCTCTTTGGAATCGGGCTGCCCGGATCTTCCTGCTTCTGAGGGTTGTCTTGCGACTGCATATTCATACGCACCTCTCTACCGGCCCGCAGATGAGCCTTGTAGGTGAGATGGGCTGGATGGGCATGGCGTTCGGCCGCGGGGCTTGCCGGTCGTCCAATAGGACAAGCGCTACCGCCGTCGACTTTTCCTGCCCCCAGCAACGAAAAAACCCAGCGCTATGGCTGGGCCTGGAATAGATTGGCGCAGGGTGACGAGCCCGGCTGTTGTTTCGCTTGTCGCTGGCAGTGACTTCTGCCGTCGCCTGGGTGCGCCGGAAATGAAAAGCCCCAGCGCGACGGCTGGGGCCTTGATTGGATGCGAGGGACGGACTCGAACCGCCGACCTTCGGGTTATGAGCCCGACGAGCTACCACTGCTCCACCACGCAACAACACTATGAAAATCCGTCATGGCGAACTTTCACATGATGGGAAAATGGTATCGAAAACCTCGACAAAAAGTCAAGCAGCTTCCCGCTGTTTTTGCACCACGTTTGCAACAGGGGCCAGCGCCTTCGCGTCAAGTTCATTCACCTTGCTCAAAAAGGCCTCCCACGTATCAGCCCAATCCCTCGCCCACTGAGATACGTAGATCTTGACTCCACCGTAGTCCGACAGAAAGCCAGCGATCTTTGCTGGCCACCATTCTTCTTGGCCACTGACCATGCCACGCCATGAATACAGAGCAGCCAAGGCAAGCCAGTATGCCGTTTCCTGCCTGGACTTGTGCATCTTCGGCAGGTCTGTCGAAAAGTACAGGTAAGAGTGGGCACGGTTTTGGTCGATGCCCGTGGCGATCGGCGAGTACAGGAAATGCCCCAGATGCTGGAGAGGTGGGGCCAGGGTGGCGATAGCCGACTGCACAAGACCAGCGGCAAGCATGTGTTCGCAGCGTGCAATGGAATGATCGACGCCCCACCTAGTCTCATTAGCCGGCATCACTTGGCGGCCCTTCTCTATCCGCTTCGCCCGAATGCGATCCTTCTTCAGCTCAAGTTCTGCCCGCTGAGCGGCAGCTTCCAGTATGGACTTCTGGCTATGGTGGTAAGCGTCGCCCCACGCTTGCCGAGCGCTGATCAGTTTCATGCTACTTCCCCCTGTCGAATCTCAATTCCGCCTTGCTCTGCCCAGCGCTTCGTCACCCGCACGTCCCAGACGCCTTGATCCTCGGCTAGGCAGGCATCTAGGAGCGCCTTGGCGAGGTTGTCGACGTCGGGCTTCTGCTGATGCGGCTGCCCAGCCATCTCGGCCCGGCGCTTCTTGCTCCACGAGGTCGGCATCGGCAGATGGAACACGATGTGCGCCCCGCTCTCCGGGAGAGCCATGCCGGCGCCTCTCACCTGGTCGCAGAACTCCCGGTAGCGCAGGACAGCAGGCCGCTTGGCCCACTTGTCCCGCTGGGTCATGCGCGGCTTCGGTACTGGATCAATGCCGATCACCGTCAATGCCCTTCCCCTTCATCAACCGGTTCAGCTTCTCCCGCGCTTCCCTCTCCAGCTCCGGCCTTGCCACCAATTCCCTTTCCGCCCACATCCGCCATCCGTTCCCCTTGTCCCTGCGCTGGGCGTGGATCTGGCAGGCCAGTTCCTGCGCGGCCTTCCAGCGCGCCAGGCAGGCTGCCTTGTGCGCCTCGATCTGCTGGCGGCTCTCCGCAGTCGATAAGGCCAAATTCCATGAGCCAGCGGCCTCCGAACGGCTCGTTGCTGTAGTGCTCTCCGTCATTTCCGTTCTGCCCAATCACGTCGATGCGGGAAATTTTCACTGTGCACGCTCCGCATGGGCCGCCTCGCCCATCAGCCCGGCATAGGCGGCCAGATCCTCGTAGCTGTCCGCGCGGAACGAGCCCTGCTGGCTGCGCACCATCTTCAGCAGCCCCATGAAGAGCCAGCCTTGTTCCTCTGTCAGCTCATGCCCAGTGATCACCTTGAAGGCCTCCACCGTCGCCTTCATGCTGCGCTCGCCCTCGGGCTTGTCGTAGGTGGCGGCACGGTCCTTCATGTGGCTGATGCCGGCTTCCAGGATCTCGTGGGCTTTCATTTGGCTCTCCTGTCGCGGTTGTTGGTGATCAGCGGCGGCTGGCCCGGCTTCAGGTTCCAGTCGAACTCGGCCTTGCAGTCGTTGCAGATGCGCAGGTTGAGGCTCCGCAGCTGGACCAGCGGGCCGGCGCACTTCGGGCAGGCCTTCATCTGCCCACCCCGTGCGCCTTGGCCATGTCGGCGATCCATTCGAGCGTGTGCGGCTTGACCAGCCAGGCCCAGGCGTCAACAGTCGCCAGATCCTCTTCGCTTGCCTGGCCACCCCAAAGCCTCCCGCTCGGGGAGGCGTTACCAACCAGCAGCACGCAGTTATCGATCAGCACCACCATCCCCGGCTCCAGCCGCTCAGGGGCGCCCTTGGTCCACTCCAGGTTGCGGATGCTCATGGTCAGAACCCCAGCAGCAGTTGAGCTCGGCGAGTGGCTTGCTCGACCGCCTTGATGTGCTCCTTGCGGATCTTCTTCCAGCGGGCCAGGGCCATGCCGCTCAGGCTGGCAACGCGCTTGTCGGCCTCCATGAGGGCGATGGCTTCGCCAAGGGCCTGCATGGCGCTCCTGGCGTGGCCGCCACCATGGAAGTGATCGTGCAGCACCTGGAAGCACTCGCGCTGGTACTCGATTACCTTCGGCCGGATCTCCTTTTTGACGCGGGAGGCATCCACGCCGAATAGCCAGCCATTTAGATACTCGAGGGGAAGGCAAACGATCCCGCGACGCTGGTCATCTCCAGGCATCTGCATGTCCATGATGGACACGCAGGTCTTGAGCACCTCATGACGCCTGATTCGTTTGAGCTGCGCCTCCCATTGCAGCCCCAGGTATTCGCAGATGGGCCGCATCGCGACGAGATGCTCGCCAGACGGCCCGATCACCACGGAGAGCTCGTCGCCGTGGAAATTCACAGTTTCAAGTTGGCTGGCAGCATTCATTCGTTCTCACCCCTCGGTATCAGCCCCATCTCTTCCAGCAGCCTGCGGTTCCAGGCGACGTATTCAGCTTTCACGCGGCATCCTCCCTTTCCAGCAGTCGGCGCACTTGAGCCAGCAGCTCCAGCTCCGTGCCGAATCTCGCCTCCCAGGCCCTCTGCCCGGCATGGATGGCGACCCCATGGCCGCCGTTCTGGTGATGAAGACTGCAAAGCGGGATGACCTCGAAATGGCTTGCGCGCTGACTCATTCCCTGGCCGGCGCGGATGTGATGGATTGCGGCCGGCGAGCGCTGGCCGTATTCCTGGCGGCAGACGATGCAGCCGAGGCCGGCAACGCGGGACAGGTGGAGCTTCTCGGCCTTGGTCATGCCGCCCTCCTCTCGCCGTAGATCGCCAGCATCAAATCCTCGGGGTGCGGCAGCAGCAGGCCCAGGTGCTCGGCGCAGTACTGGTCGAGCAACTCCAGATAGGTGGTCATCTGCGGGATGCTGAAGCCGCGAGTCTTGGCTCGGCCGACGCGGTAGCGGGTGCCGTCCGGTAGATGGACTGGGCGCACCTCGGCCGGCCATAGCTTGGCCACCAGGATCTCGTGCCACTCCTCTGCGCTGGCGATCTGCCCGAACGAATCGCGCAGGTGCCGCTGGATCAGCCCGTTCCACGACCAGAGAAGGCGGTTCTGGGCATCGCTGCGCTTGCTGCGGATCTCGGCAATGGAGACCTTGCGCGGCTTGGTCAGGTCCAGGCCCTGCAGGAAGGCGATGAGCCGGCGGCGGTCGTGCTCGGTGCGGATGATGTGGTCAGTCATCTGCGCGCCCTCCCTTGCCCATCGCGGCGTCGATGGCTCGGCCATGATTCTCATGGAACCCGAATGACTGCTCAGCAGCTTTTCTGGCAGCGACTGCGTCCTCAAGATTTTCGAAGTAGCCTATGTGCCGCTTTTTCCTATCTACCGTGATTTCAACTCGCCACTTATTGCGCCGCTTGAACCAATGAATGCCGTTCACGCCTGAAGTGTTATTTCTGGCTAGGCGCTGATTTCTGCCATTTTCTACATGTGAAACATCGCGCAAGTTAGCAATGCGGTTATCTGTTCTAATTCCATTGATGTGATCGATCTGGCCGTCAGGCCATCTGCCATGCACATAGAGCCACGCAAGGCGATGCGCTTGGTAAGATTGGTTATCCACATAGATTCCGAGATACCCATCAGGACGAATACAGCCCGCTACCTGCCCAACCTTGACGTTATTGGTTGTCCGCACTTTGCGGATAAAAACCCCTGTCTCTGCGTTGTAGTCGAAAAGTTCGCGTAATCGTGACGACTCAAGCATGCTTCGCCCCCTGTTCAGCCTTGATCCTCGTCAACTCATCACGAAGCCGGTCGCGCTCCTGATGAAGCTTCAAGTTCGCTGACAGCAGACGGTCGTGGCTTTCGCAAAGCTCTTTGTTCTCGGCGATCAGCTCCAGGATGGCGGCGGGGTTGGCGGCCTTCATAAAGGCATTCGATATTTCCCCAGGTCGGCGCGACGCATCGACAAGCTCTTTCCACATTAGATTTTTAGCGACCTCAGCCAGCCGCTTCAGGTTCTCGATATCAGCCACGCTCAGCCCTCCTCAGATCCTCGATGTCGACGCCTTTCTTGAGGCTCTGCATCAGCTCGCCGAACCGCATCTCGGATAGCTTCGGCCGCACGATGCGGACCTCCACGGGCTCGTCGTCGACGATGTGCGCCCGCCACAGGGCCTTGAGTTTCTTGTTCATGCCAGCTCCCCCCACTCGACGTGCTTACCAGTCCTGCGCCAGATTTCGGATCGCTTGAGGTACAGCAGGTGCCGGCACTCCTCGCAGCAGTCGGTCGAGTTGTTCGGATTGCGGATCGACTTGGCGCTGCGGGTCGAGTAGTTGCCGCAGGAGCAGCGGACCACCCACCCCTTGACCTCTGCGGCTTGAGCGATAACCGTGAAACGCCCGAAGCGGACGCCGCTCAGGTCAGCCCATGACTGGCTGCCAAGCTCTTGCGAAGTCGGCTTGCGCATGGCCGGCGGCACGTCCTGGCAAATGGCGGAATACTTCTTTCGAGACTCGTAAACCTCGCCCCGCCCCATCACGCGGGCGGCTGTCGAGTTGACGGGGATTTCGTGGCCGACTTTCATGCCCTGGCCTCCTTCTTCATCAGCGCCTCGACGGCGGCGGCGTGTTCGGCCTTGAGGGCCTCTAAAGATTCGATTTCGGCGCGGATCTGCTCGGCGCGCTGCCGGCGAGACTCGGCCTGCTTGCGCTTGGTCTCGTCGCGGAGTTCTCGCCAGCGGCGTTGCTGTTCTTGGTCGGGGAGGATCATCACTTGCCACCACGCGAATAACGGCCGGCCAAGCTGGTGACCTTGGGCTGCTGCTCTTCTGGCTCCTGCCAGCCGGCGGCCAGTTGCTCGAACCGGCTGAACTGGCCCAGGAAGGCAGTGCGGACGGTGCCGGTTTCGATGTCCCGGCCCTTGCCGATGATGATTTCGGCGATGCCCTTGAACTCGCTTTCCGGGTGGTAAACCTCATCGCGGTACACGAACAGGATGATGTCGGCGTCCTGCTCGATAGAGCCAGACTCGCGCAGGTCGGAGTTCACCGGGCGCTTGTTGGGGCGCTGCTCCAGAGAACGGTTGAGCTGGGAAAGGAGGATCACCGGAATCTGCAGTTCACGAGCCATCAGCTTCGCGGCACGGGTCATTGCGCTGACGGCTTCGGTGCGGTTGCCAGACCGGTCTTCTTCATCCACCAACTGCAGGTAGTCGATGACCATCAGGTCTAGGCCGTAGCGGCGCTTATGGCGGCGAGCCATCGAGCGAATGCGGCTCATGGTCAGCCCAGGGCGTTCCGACATGGCAAGGCCGGAGGCATCGATCTTCCCGGCGGCCACCGTCAGGCGCAGGCCATTCTCCCCAGCCGCAGCGCGGCCACTCTTGATGTCCTGCAGCGGGATCTTGCCCTCGGCGGCGAGGAAGCGGTCCATCAGCTGGCCGTTGCTCATTTCCAGGCTGACCACCAGCACCTGCTTCTTCAGGCGAATGGCGGAATGCCCGGCGATGTTCATGGCCAAGGTCGTTTTGCCCATCGCCGGCCGGCCGGCCAGGATGATCAGCTGCTCAGGCTTGAGACCCTGCAGCTTCTCGTCCAAGTCAGGAATGCCGGTGCTCAGGCCGTCCAGTTCGCCCCTCAACTCCTCCCGCCGCTCAAGGACCGGCAGGTGGCTGCGAAGCACGTCGCCCGCCATGATCACCTCGGCAGTCGCGGCATCGGCGTCGAGAGCCAGCACCTCGGCCTGCGCGGCGGCAACCTTGTCGGCGGCTGGTTGGTTGCCGTGGGCAATCTCGTTCAGGCGATCACCGCAGAGGATCAGGGCGCGATCAAGGGAGCGTTCCTTCACGATCTCGGCATAGCGGGCGGCATTGGCCACGCTCGGCGTGTTGTGGACGATCTCGCCGGCGAAGGACAGGCCAGTGTGGCCGTCCGGTACGTTGGTCAGCGCATCGCCAACGGTCAGCACGTCGACAGGCTGGCCAGCGGAAACCAGCCCAAGGATGGCGCGGAACACGCCTGCATGCTCAGGCCAGTAGAAATCCTCGGCGGACAGGTCAGCGGACAGGACGTCGATCAGCTCGGGCCGCTTGATCATCGCGCCCAGGACGCCGTTCTCGGCTTCGAGGCTGTAGGGATCACGCATGGTAGTTGCCCTCCACGACCTTCACGAAGTTGCTGGCGTTGATCAGCCAGTCGAACGAAGCGCGGAAGGGCTTGGCACCCATGCGGCCGGCAACCTTGCCAGTCAGGAAGGCGGAGGCCTTCACCATGCCGAAGTACTCACGCCAGAAGTCCAGATCACGGTGGACGGCGTTCTCACGCCAGCGGCTCTGCAGGTGACGCTTGCGGGTGTCGTTCAGGATGGCGACGGCCGGCAGCTCGGGGAGGATTTCGTGGTATAGGTCGACAATGGCTTGGTGCGGGCAGGCAGGCATCGAGGACTTTTGGCGAACAGGCTTGGCCTCGGGAACTTCGGCCGGCTGCTGCTCGGGTTGACGCTCGGCGTCGACGACTCCCGTAAGGGAGTTAATGTCTTTACTGTCTTTAATGTGTGTCGGAAATGACACTAAGGACGTGTCGGATTTAACACTAAGTGTCGTTTCCGGCTTGGCCTTCTTGTCCTCGTGTTTCGGGTCAATCTTCCACTCCGAAACAGGGGAAATGCCGATGGGCGCCTTGCTGCCTCCGGCACGGTAAAGCACCCGCTGACGGATCAGCTCGCCAATGATCCGGGAGACGTTTTCCCGGGCAAGATTGGCCAGGCTGGCAATGGTTGCTGCCGGGATGCGCGCCGTCTCGGTGTTGTAGCCGGCAGTGAAGCGATGCACCGCCAGGGCGACACGCAGCTCGCGCCCGGACAGATCGGCGCCGATCAGCGCCTCGTACAGCTCGTTGTCCATCCGGGTAAACCCCCCGGTGTTGCGTAGTTGAACGATGTTGGTCACAATTCACCTCGTTGATTGCTGTGCTTAGCTGCGTCAACAGAACCCCGGCTGCTGCCACGCTTGTCCGGGGTTTTTTGTGCCTGCAGGAAAGTGCTCATCAGTCCCACCCCAGCGGACCGGGACGCTTGCTCTCGTGGTCAAGGCAGCGCTTGGCCAATGCCCGAAGCGAGTCGATGTAGTCGGCCGGATGGCAGCGCGCGTCATCCGGAACCACCTGAAGACCCAGCAGCGCAAGAACCTTGCACCAGCGGGCGTATTCCCCGTCCCCCCAGCGACTGATCGTCGAAATGCTCAGGTCGGTTGCGTCTGCAATGGTTTTCTGCCCGATGGACGAAACCCTCTGCAAAATGAGGGATTCATACTCGCGTGCCCTTGCTTCCTGCTCGGGGCTTAATGTCATCGTCATGGTTATGCAGCCTTTGGTCTTGGGATGTCAGAGCAGAGCTCCCAGGCCTGGATAGCTCCGCAGGTTTTTTCTTGAGCACGAAAGGCGATGGCCGCACTCATGCGGCATGCACCCGAAAGCCACTGCGATACAGCCGGCTGAGTAACACCGAGCTCCTTCGCTGTTTTCATCTGGTCTCCGAAGTGGGCAACCAGTCGTTGAATAGGGTTTTTCATTTCCATCACCCTTGATAAGCCTGCTTATATCGTAGGCAATAAGGAGCCTTATTTGCAAGCCCATAAGCTCGCTTATACATTCCAGCGCATGAATCTATCTCAGCGCATGAAGGCAGCCCGAAAGCACGCTGGGCTTACCCAGCGGCAGCTTGCGGAAGCTGTAAATGTCGAGCAGCCCCTGATTTCTCAGCTTGAAACAGGGAAAACGCTCAAAAGTGCGCACATGGCCCAAATGGCAAAGGTGTGCGGAGTCAGCGCTATTTGGCTTGCCAGTGGCGAGGGAGAGATGCTTCCTGGCGATACAGGCCATGAGTTGAGCATCGAGACAGGCCTAATCGCGCCCGCACTCGAAAATCACAAGGAAGCTGCTGCGGCCAAGGTGATGGAGATGCTGCAGAGGCATGGCAAAGGACTGAGTGCAGAGGCTCAGCAGAAGATCGTCGATGCCGTCGCTAACTCCCTGACCGAGGAAGAGCAGGCGGCCGGCCAGCCAAGCGACGTGATCATCGCCGACTTCCTGCCCCCCGCCCCGCCCGGTGACGCAATTCGCATCGCGCACTACGACGTTCGGACAGCTCTAGGCAGCGGACAACTGGTCCCGGACTACCCCGAGATAATGCCGGATCTGCTCGTCAGCAAGCAGCACTTGCAGGAGCTTGGCGTCATCTACAAAGACCCCTGCCACCTCAAGATGCTGACAGGCTACGGCCAGTCCATGGCGCCCACAATCCAGCACCTCGACCCGATGATCGTCGATGTGAGCATCCGCGAGTTCGAGGGTGACGGGATCTACTCATTCGTCTGGCAAGGCCATTTCTACACCAAGCGCCTACAGGTGGCCGACGCGGAGCATTTCGAGATGATTTCGGACAACCCGAATCACAAGGACCGACTGATCCGGATCGACGATACCTACATCCAGGCTCGCGTTCTGCTGGTCTGGAACGCCAAGAAGCTGTGAGCAGCCAGCAGCCTGCCTGAGAGAGATTTGATGACGAGAGGATTTATGCGCAGCCTTTTGCTTGCAGCTATTGGAATGGCTTGCTTTTCAAGTTTCGCAATGGCCGGAGTGCTTAAAGACGAGGTGAACAGGTTCACTGGCGATAGGGATATCGCTTGGCGATCAATACCAGACGGAAGCGGAAAATTTGCGTTCGGCGCAGACGCAAGAATTCCAGCAAACGGCGGTAGAACAATGGTAGCTGCCTGGCTAATCACCTATGGCGATCGCGCTAGATTTTCGAGTTGCCATCACACTCACTGGCTGATCGATGGCCGAAGAACTCAAGAAATAAAGACTCGATACCAGAGCGACCCAGGATCAGGAATTGAGTACTTCTACGTTGAGCCCCCGAAGGAGCTCATCCCCGTAATTGCAGCAGCAAAGAAGGTTGAGTTTCAGGTGTGCGGAGAGGAAGGCCAGATATCCGATGGTGACATGGAGGGCCTGCGCCAACTCCTGAAAACCCTCAGCGATGCAGGGGCTGGCTTGGCCGGAAACGACAAGCCATAGCCGGCGCCGTCTGCCCGCCGGCAAGGTCGGGGTGTAGGGCACTCAGTACAACCACCAACGCAAGGAAGCCGAGCCAGCACGATGGCCAGTCCGAAAACCATCCCCTACGATGAAGCCATCCATGCCGCCAGTCAGCCGAAGGTATGGGCCGGCGGCACCCGGATCGTCTGGCGATCAACCTCAGCCCGTAGGTTTCCTGCGCCCTACAGCTTCCGCGCCGCCCTAGAGGTCAATGGGAAGACGGCTGAAGGCTGGTTCGTCGACCTCTACTTCAAGCGCTCCCGTATTCCTGGCGCCAGAGACACGCTGTCCATGGCGCTGATTGCCAACAGCACCAGGATCATCGCTATCGACGACAACGGTCCGTCGGTGCACGTCAACGCAGTGGGCGCAGGACTACCTTTCTTCCAGCAGCAGATCGACCATCCCCACCTGCACATACCAGTACCTGATGGCAGTGAGGGCTACGCCGAACCCCTAGTCAGCTCTACCGATCAGGCGCTGTGGCGGCTATTCTTGGCGAAAGCGAACATATCCGGGGCGCCGCCGTTCGAACTGCCTGAGCAAGGCCAAATGGGATTCAGCCTATGAACTGCACACTAATTGGGAGCCAGCTGGGCTTCAAATGCAAACCGGTGGCGGACGGCGTAGTTTATCTGCAATCCCCTCTAGCGCTGGCCTTTGACGGCCTGCTCATTGGCGCCTACGTGCAAGAGCTCGGAGCTGGACGCGTACGCATCAGCGACAATGCCGACACCCTGTTCGCAGCCATGACTCACGGCGTAAAACCGACCGCCGAGAAGGGGCGCCGGCTGGCCGCTCTGGTCGCGGAGCGCGGCCTTGAGCTGTCCGACGACGGCGAAATTTTCAAGATCTGCGCTGAGGAACAGGTGGGGTTCTACCTTGCGCGCTTCATTGAGGCCGCCGAGCATGTTGGCTACGCCTGCAGCGCGATGCGCCCGACGCCGGCGTCGCGCTTTGACCGCATAATCGAATCGACGCTGAAGAGCGCATACCCGCAGCTCAAGATCGACTACCGCATCACCGGTGCCAGCGGGCACCAACTGACCTTGCCGTTCGCTATTGAGACGGATGGAGAAGCGCCGACGCTGATCCAGACCGTGCCCGCCAAAGATGGCAAGGTGGACTGGAGCCTCGTCTATCGCGCCGTGGGAAAGCTCTTGGACATCAAAAATGCACACCTTGGCACGCGACGGCGGGTCATCCTGGAAGCCAGCGACGAAGAGGAAAACCGCAAGGCCGCAACAGCTCTGGCCGATGCCGCCTCGGTTATCGTCTACACCACCCCGGCGCACTTACTTTCTGCGCTCGCTGCCTGACCTTCTAGCCCCGCCCCGCGCGGGGCTTTTCGTCTTACCCCTTCGCGCACTCCCTCAGCCGCACCCGTAGCCACTCCCTCTCCTGCTCGGCGATCCGCGCCCTCACCCGCCGCTGATATACCGCCAGGCGCTTCCTCCGCTCTCTGGGAGTGAGAGCGTCCCAGCCATCAAACAGCCCATCGTCGTCGACAGTATCCAGATCCGGGCCATGACCTTGCTGTCCAGCCCCAGGCCTGACTGCCAGGTATCCCCCCAAGACAAGCAGGCAGCAAGCGAGCACAAGAGAAAGGATTGAGTTGATCATCATCGGCGCCCTCCTTGGCAGAATCGATTAACCCAAGGTAGCAGTTGCTCGGGGCTGTGCCATAGCGAGCGCTGAAGATGCCGCCTGGTTCACGCACTGCGGCCGTCCGCAGCTACTCCCTTCCTACTCGCACCGTCAGAATTGGGCTTCGCCGCCGTCGACCATCTCGAACTCCCGATCATCTGCCGGGGCATCATCGTCCGTTTGGCGCTCCCACTTCAGCGTTACGCTGCCGTCCTCATTTGCCGCTATCTCCAGGCCATCCGTCTCGGCCAGCAGCTCCATCACCCCTTCCCACGCCTCATCCGAATCTGTGTCCAGCCGGTGAATCGTTACCCGGCGCTCCAGCTGCGCCTTCGGCGCGTTGATCATCGACGAAACCCGTAGCCCAAGCCTTTCCAGCGGTGTGAGTTCCTGGGGCTGCTGCTGGGCTTTCCTCTTGGCCATACGCTGCTCCTTGTACTGTATAAGTATACAGTATCCATTTACACACACAGCGCCAAGCCATTACTGCGAACTCGGTCACAACCGTTCCGATAGGGCTATTTTGCTGGTCGAGAAAAAATATAAGCAAACTTATTGACCATCCAGATAAGCCTGCTTATATTTACCCCATCGAAGCGCACCCCAGCGCAGAGACAGGCAGCGATGCCTCCGGTTCTCCGGGAACGCTCTTTACACAATCGAGAACGCCGAGCTGGCCGATGCATAGCCAGCGCACCTGCCGGGCAGCGGCAGGCAGTAGCCGGGCATATCCCGGTGCTGGGCACAGGACACTCAAGCGAGGGCACGCCGGCGAGGCGTGTTGAGGCGAGTAACGGGACAGCCGACAGAGGCACGCTCCCGGGTCCCCGTGAAAGCCTCAGCGGATAAGCGACCGCATCCTGCGCAAGAAGACAGCAAAACCGAACGTTTCCTCGATGCCCTTGGCGACAGGGGCATCCGGGAAGCAACCGGAGACAGAACATGTACCAAGCAATCGCATCAGCAGAAGGCGGCAGGATCCGCGCCGAGTTCCGCGGCCATAACGCTCAGGCCCAGGCATTCGCCTGGGGCGAGCAGCAGAAGCACGAAGGCACCGAAGGGTTCGTCTGGGTCGATCTTGTCGACCACCACGGATCAATCCCGCACACCAGCCACTACCGTCTTGAGGTAGTTCGGCGCGGCTGGAACTTCATGGGATCCCGCTGAATAACAATCCAGCCCTGGCAACGGGGCGCCCACAGGAGAGAGACATGAATCTGATCGAAGCACTAAACGGCGGAAATGGCGCGCTTGACGCCTGGCTTGAGACTCAAAGCGAAGTCGAGGTCAGGGCGGCAATCAAGGCGCTTATTTCGCCGGAGGAGACGCTGCGGGACAAGTTCGCGGCGAAGGCGCTGGCTGCGCTCATAAATCACCCGAACAAGGATGGCGAGAACCGCGGTGCAAAAGCTGTCCCGATTCTCGCCAAGTTCGCCTACGAATACGCCGACGCCATGCTGGAAGCCAGAAACGCCTGAGCAGGAGAGAGACATGGAACAAGACAAGGTAAGGTCAAAGACAATCCCGAGCGTTGGATATTTTCATGAATGCTTTGACTATGAGACTGATACTGGACTGATCTATTGGAAGCATCGACCTAGGAGTCACTTTAATAGTGACCGCGGCATGAAGCGATCCAACGCAGTTTGCGCCGGCAAGCAGGCCGGCTATATGAACAGGGGATATCTAACGGTGCGCGTAGATGGTCAGAACTACTTCGCACATAGAATCGCGTTCGCAATTTTTCATGGCCGCTGGCCAAGCCTCGTAGACCATATCGACGGCAATGGCATGAATAACGCCATCAGCAATCTACGCGAAGCAACTAACCAAGAGAACCAGCGCAATGCGTCCAAGCGGAAGGGTGCAAGCACTCCCCTTACTGGCGTTTTCTGGAACAAAGGTTCTAATCGTTGGCAAGCCTATATCCGTCTTGGAGGATCTCTGAAGTGGCTTGGATCTCATAAATCGATTTTCGAGGCCGCATGCGCACGGAAGTCGGCCGAATCGCGCTACGGATTCCACGAAAATCACGGCCGCGCCGCCATCCACGCCGCCGGCATCCGCACCAAGTAGCCCCGGGCGGCATCGGGGAGTGGTCTGAATGCGCAGGCTGATGCGCTACAACCGCCAGGCAGCTCGTAAGTCCGGGGGCGGGGCATGAAAGTCGCCGAGATCAGCGCCGGCCAGACCACTCCACCGATGCCGCCCGCATCTGACAGCCGGAATAGACGGCCCTAATGCCGGGGATGGTTGAGGACGTGCGCCGACACGTCGTAATCCGGTGAATCGGCCCGATCCGCTCTGCGGGGCGGTATCGGAGAGCGAGCTGAACTGCCGCGTATGTAGATGGCGTGGAAACCAGAAATGGATAAGTCCGGAGGTCAGGGCCCGGACAGCTCGCTCCCCGATGCTTCCCCAGCATCCCCCTCTGATCTGCCCTGAGGGCAACTGACTCCAGCAGTCAGCGTTTAACCCGCGCCGGGCGGGGTGGCAGCTCCCGGCACAGACACTGCAACACCGTGGCCGTTCGGCATGCGGTGGCGTTAGCGCGGCTCCTACAAGCCGCAGGTCAGGTGCGGCAAACACCCGGACCAAAGCGCGCCCCCGTTCGAGTAAACGGCAAGCCAAGGCGCCGCATGAACGTGCGGTTCCCGCTTCGGGGTGTAGTCGCGCACCCAGCGACAGAGCGACCGCCTGGCCGGCGTAACCGGCCATACCTCCACTCCCCCGCCTCCATCGGAATGCACCTGCTAGCCGGGCGCATCCTCATGCACGCAGGAGACACACCATGGAAATCGCCATTGAGCACCACGGGCTCCGCCTAACCCTCGAGGTTTACAGCGAGGACGGCGTAGACCTTTTCACATTCGCAGGCGCCGAGTCGATCGATGCCCCTTACGACGTTCGCGAGGTCGGCAAGTTGCTGGAGCGCGACGCCTTCGAGATTGAGCGCCTGGGCCATGAAGAGCTGGACCGCGTTCGCAGCATCAACCGCTTTGACTTCGAAGAGTCGAGGGCTGCCTGATGAGCGCATCGCAACGAGCATGGGACAAGGCTAAGGCCGAGAAGATGATCCGCCACGAGATCGAGTCAATCGGCAAATCGAAATGCCCGAGTGAATGGTTTGCCCAGGGGATGATCGAGCTCGCCTATGCCCTCGGCCTGCTCACCGATAACGATCACCTCTACTGGCGTACCTCGGCAAGCACCGCGGCGGATAAACGCTGGAAGCAGTTGCACAAGGGGGCAGCATGAGCACTCGCGACCCCCGCGCCGCCCTAGCTTGGGTTATGGCCGGCCACTCGATCCGGATCAAGGCGCTCAACCTGCGCGACGTGCTGCGGCACGTTGAGGCTATGAGGCGCGCAGCATGAGCACTCAAGAGCAGATCGCCCTTCATAAGCAGATGACGATCGATGCCATCGGGAAAAAAGTAATCAAGAAAAGAAGCGGGTGCGCATACATCTTGGAGTCATTCGACGAGAAGACAGAGCGATGCGTGCTGGTTCCTGCCCACGTCGGAGGGCGCACGACAAAGAAGTGGTATGCCCACCTGTGGCTTGATTATCGATTGGCGGAAGACCAGGAATGAGCAGCTACCGCGCCAAGAAGCGCGCCTTCATCGCTCGCCTGATCCTGATCGACGTCTGCGTCGTCCTCACTATCGTCCTGATGATCGAGCA